TTGAACGTGACGAAGAAGTAATAGAGAAAATAAAACAACGTGTTCAGGAATGCAGAAAAGAATACGAAAGACTTTTGAATTATAAATAAATATAATAACTTAGCAAAATGGAAAACAGAGTAAACAGCGGGGCTATCTTTAAGAATAACTTTAAGGAAAAGGAAACACAGCCCGATTATAAAGGAACAATAAACGTAGAAGGCAAGAACTTAGAGATAAGCCTATGGATTAAAGACGGGCAAAAGGGTAAATTCTTTAGTGCTTCAGTAAAAGAACCTTACAACAAAGAAGAAAAGAAACCTATACAGGTTAACAATTTAGACGACTTACCTTTTTAACATGATTAACGACGCAGAATTAAGAAGACAACTTAGTTTACTTTTGGTTACGAAAACACGAAACCAAATAGTACAAGAAATAAAGGAAGGACAAAAGACAACCTTTCATCAGTACAACATAGACAAGTTCTTAAACGAAAAAGACGTAGCGTTAAGCACAATTAAGAAAATAGAAAAGTACATACTAAACAACCGATAAACGGAACAAAACAACGCCCCCTAATATTAGGGGGTTTTTTAATGAGTAAAGACCTAGAAATATTAACTAAATTTCATAAAGACTGGATTAACATAGTAAAGTCGTTTGGTGAAATAAACTATTCTGAAGACATAGTACAAGAAATGTATTTACAGGTACACAGGTATAACGTCGAAGGTAAAATAATCGTTAACGGTGAAATAAACAGGGCTTACATTTGGATCATTTTAAAAAATAGCTTTTTAGCTGTACAGCGCGAAAAAACAAAAGCGTTTAAAGTACCTATAGAAGAAGTGTGTTATTTAGAGTATGAAGAAGAAAGCTTAGATAAACACGAAGCCAAAGAGTTAATAGATGAAAAGATAAAAGAAGAAATAAACAACTGGCACTTTTACGACAAAGAACTATTTAACATTTACTTACATTCAGGTAAAAGTATGCGTGAAATTAGCAGGGGTTCAAAAATTAGTTTAAGTAGTATCTTTAACACTATTAAAAACTGTAGGCAAAGAATTTTAGAAAACGTAGGCGAGGACTACGAAGACTATAAAAATGAAGAATATAATTTAATTAAAAAGGAATGGCAAAGAGAAAAAGACGAACTAAAGCAGAAATAGAAGCTTCAAAAGTTCAAGAATTAGAACAAGTAATAGAACTAGACGAAAGTACAGAAAAAGAAAGTTTAGGTTTAGGCGACACTATCGAGAAAATAACGAAAGCAACAGGCATAGATAAGCTAGTTAAATTCGTAGCGGGTGAAGACTGCGGCTGTGATGAAAGACGAATAAAACTAAATAAGATAATTAGGTTTAAAAAGATCAACTGTTTAACAGAAGCTGAATACAACTACCTAGACGAATACTTTAAGGAAAAGACGAACAAAATAAGTTTAAGCCAACTAAAAGAACTTACCAAAATATATAATAGAGTATTAAACGCAAGAAACGAACCTACGAGCTGTAGTTCATGCGCTAGAAGTAGAATAAACACTTTAGAACAAATCTATAAAGAATACAATTAATGTACTTTGAAACTGAAGCGGACTTAAAGAGGGAACGTGAAATAATTAATAAAATTGATCCTGAAGCGATAAAGCTAGGAAAAAACGAACTAGACTTTTTAATAAAGGACAAAGCGTACATAGAAATAAAAACAGCACGTTGTAAACACGATAGTAAAGAGTATTATCTAATAAGCCTACAAAAGCTTTTAAAAATGCAATACGCAAACAAAACGCTACCTACTTACTTATTTATACAGTTTACTGATAAGTTAATGTATATTGCTTTTAAAGATATTACAGGCTTTGTAAGGTTAAACGGAAGGACACCTAGACAGGGTTCAGTAAACGATTTAGAATTAATGTTACACGTACAACCAAACCTATTTAAAGAATACACTAAACGGTAAAAATGAAAGTAGTAAATATAAACGAGGTCAAACCAAACCCAAAGAACCCACGTATAATAAAAGACGAGAAATTTAAGAAACTTGTAAAGAGTATTCAAGAATTTCCTGATATGCTAAATAAACGCCCTCTAATCGTTTTTACTGACGTAGATAATAAATACGTTGTACTTGGTGGTAATATGCGCTTAAAAGCCTTAAAAGAGTTAAAATTTAAAGAAGTACCAGTTATTATAGCAGACGAATGGACTGAGGAACAAAAAGCTGAATTTTTAATTAAAGATAACGTAGGTTTTGGAGAATGGGATTGGGATAGTTTAGCGAATGAATGGGATATTGAAAAGTTAGATAATTGGGGATTAGATTTGCCTATATTTAAAGACGATCAAACTGAATTAAAAGATTTGTCAAGTACAATAGATAATTTATATAGAATTGAAATTGTATGTAAAGACGAAGAACACCAAGAAAACACTTATAATAAATTAATTGAACAAGGATACGAATGCCGACTTTTGACATTATAAAAGAAGTAAAGCCAACTAAAACATTTAGAGTAGCTTCAGTAATTGGTAAATTTGATTTACAATCTGAAAATGTAGTTGAACATTTTAAAGGAGATATTGATATTCCTGATAATTGGCAAATAGGTTTAATTGTAGGAAAAAGCGGAACAGGAAAAACTACAATAGCAAAACAATTATTTCAAGACGCTTATATTACTTCTTATGAATATAATTCAGAAGCTGTATTAGACGATATGCCAAAAGAATGTAGTGTAGAACAAATTACATCTGCATTTAATTCAGTAGGCTTTTCAAGTCCACCAAGTTGGTTAAAACCATATTCAGTATTAAGTAATGGACAAAAGATGCGAGTTGATTTAGCACGTGCAATATTAGAAAAAAACGAATTATTTGTATTTGATGAATTTACAAGCGTAGTAGATAGAAACGTTGCTCAAATAGGTTCCTTTGCTATGCAGAAAGCAATTAGAAAGACGAATAAAAAATTTATAGCAGTTACTTGCCATTTTGATGTTCAAGATTGGTTATTACCTGACTGGGTATTTAATACCGATACTATGACCTTTCAAAGTTTTGAAGGGCAAAAAAAAAATAGACCAGAAATCAAATTTGAAATATTCAATTACGGAGATAAAAGCATTTGGAAAATGTTTGCTAAGCACCACTATTTAAGTCATTCTCATAATAATGCTGCAAATGTATTTATAGCTACGGTTAATGATGAGATTGCTGGGTTTATTAGCGTAATAGCACAACCTAGTAGAATGATAGGACAAAAGCGAGTTCATAGATTAGTTATTTTACCTGATTATCAAGGAGCAGGAATAGGAATTAAATTATTAAATGAAGTAGGGAAAATATATAAATTAGATAAATGGCGTTATACTATTAACACAACCGCTCCAAGTTTAATTTATGCTTTGAAGAAATCAAATAAATGGAATTGCCATCATTTTGGAAGAGTTCAAGCAGGTAAAAATAAATATGGAAAAGCAGGAACGGCACATAGAATAACCGCGAGTTTTGAATTAAAATAAACACCGAAAAAACACCGATTATGGGCAAAAAAGATAATTTAAGACCAGCATGGAATAAAGGCGAAAGCGGAAACCCTAACGGAAGACCTAAAGGGGCTAAGAATAGAAGCACTATAGCCCGTAAGTGGTTAGAGGTTAACCAAGATTTAAAAAACCCTTTAACTGGAGATACTGAAAAGATGAGCCAAGAGGACCTAATGACGTTAGCCCTAATAAAGAAAGCTAGAGAAGGGGACGTAAACGCTTATAAAGCTTTAATGGATTCGGGCTATGGCGCACCTGTACAGCAAATAGATCAAAACGTAACTGAAACAAAGCTGCCCGACTGGTTGGATGAGTAAAGCAAACCCGAATTTTACTTATTTAAAAAAGAACGTGCCTAGTAATAGAATGACCTTATTACAAGGTGGTACACGTTCCGGCAAGACCTACTCAGTTATTTACTATTTGATATGGTTATGTAAGGAGTATCAAAATGCAGGACTAGAAATAGACATAGTTCGTGACACTTACGCAGCGTTAAAAAGTACAGCTTGGAAAGACCTTAAAGACGTTCTACTAAAACACGAGTTATACAACCCTACGTTACATAGCAAGACCGACCATATATACAACCTTTACGGAAACTATATAAACTACTATGGAGCAGACACGCCTGAAAAGATACATGGTAGAAGTAGGGACATTCTATGGATAAACGAAGCAAATCAGTTTCCTGAAGAAACCATAGACCAGTTATTACCTAGAACGAGACATAAGATAATAGCAGACTATAACCCCGCCTTACCTGTAGAACACTGGCTAGACAATTACATAGACAAGTACCCGCCTTTTATTTCTACCTATAGAGATAACCCGCATTTAACCAAAGCACAAATAGAAGACATTGAAAGCAAAATAAATAATAGCTACTGGTGGAAGGTTTACGGAACAGGCGAAAGGGCGCAACCTACAGGCGCAATATTTAATAACTGGGAGTTAGGAGAATTTAAAGAACTAGAGTTAAGCGGCTTCGGTCAAGACTACGGCTTTAGTAATGATCCTAGTACACTTATACACGTTTCTATTGATACACGAAACAAAGTATTATACTTGAAAGAATGCTTTTACGAAAAGGGTTTAAACACAGGCGAACTATACGGCCTTAACTTAGACCATGCAGGGCGCAAAGGTTTAATAGTAGGTGACAGCGCAGAACCTAGACTAATAAGCGAACTTAAACAAAGGGGTTTAAATATAGTCGAAGCCGAAAAGGGTACAGGTAGCGTTACGGCAGGAATAAGCTTACTTAGTGAATACAGAATAATAATTGATCCTGAGAGTAAGAACATGATAAAAGAATTTAATAATTATTCGTGGATTGAAAAGACTAATAAAAGCGTACCGAAAGACGAATATAACCACTGTATAGACGCTGTAAGGTATTTTGTTTATAAGGTAGCTAGTAACCCTAATCGTGGAAGGTACAATATCAGATAATCAACTTAATATAATATGGAAGTAGAAATAACTATACCAAGCGAAACTAAAGACATAACGCTAGAACAATACCAGTTGTTAATGAAGACCTATAACAAAGGTGACAGCGAAGACCTAGCGGCTAGAAAAATGA